CTGCGCAAAGTGCGGCAACTCAAGCGGCGGCAACAGCTGCAGGAAGTAATGCAGTTTCAACTCTTGGTTCTACCTTTACTGCTGCAGCAAATGCGGCAACAGGTGCCGTTTCTTCGGCAGTGAGTGCAGTGACTTCCGCTGTAGGTGCAGCAACATCAGGTGGTGCTCTTGGTGGCACTTTAGGAAGTGCACTCGGAAAAACAGTAAGTGGTTTGACTTCTTCTATTTCTGGCGTTGTTGGGGATCTAAAGGGTACACTCGACTCAACGATCAAAGATCTTGCCTCATCACTACCGATTGGTGAAATTGCAGCGAAGGTCGCTGGCGCTGAATCGTCAATTAATAACTCTCGCGGAGATATTTTATCCCTTGTTGGTGCATCTAAATCTGAAATTCTCGGAAAGATCGATACGATTGCACAAGGCGCATTTTCGAAGAATATAGACTTTAATGTTGACTCTGATATTCAAAAAGAAATCGATAAAACTAAAAATAATGGTCTCGTTCAAATCGTAACAGTCACGGCTAAGAAACTTTATCCTAAAACTGAAACGGTAAATATTGCTGTGACCTCAGCAAATACGGGAGGATAAAATGGGATTCGTAACCAAAGCAGAAGCATATATTATTTCAGAACTCAAATCTACGGTTATGGATCGTCTCCACATGGGTGGTTCGTTCTTACAGCAAACATCAACCACAACAATCGGTGGAATTCCTGTTGCAATTAAGGCTGGTGGTCTTGGCGCCATAGGTGGTCAACTTGGAGGAATAATCTCTCAGGTTCAGGCTGCAGCTGGAGCGATCACCACTCTTACACAAAATCCTATGTCTGCATTAGAAGGTGCTCTTGGGTCTCAGATCTCAGGTGTAACAAGTCAAATTTCTGCTGTCGCATCGAAACTTACAGGTGGTCAATTAAGCAGTTTAACGAACGGAATCACTGGAATACAGAATGCATTGACCGAGTTTCAGTCTCATACTCAATTACTATCAGGACAGGCTAGTTCTATTTCCGACGCTATTCCTGATTTTAACAAAATTAAAGATGCAGGATACACTCTAAAGGGTCTTACTGGAGAAGATGCTGCAGATTTTATTTCAAACACTGCTTCGGCTCTGTTT